GATATGGTCATGGTCTTTTGTTTATATGATGCTGTGCAACAGTGTGTACCTGCAGTTTCTCCACCCGAACCTGAAGCAGTAGACTGAGAAAAGTTAGTATCGCTTGCCGCGTCTGCACTTCTTTCATCTTGTCTGTTTTGAAAAGCATCTATGTTAGCAGCTCTTCTCATTGCATCTGCTTCTTTTCTTTCTCTAGCTTCTCTTTCAGAATTACTCTCTCCCATCATTATTTTTGATTCTCTTGTGGGGTCTTGAGTAATCATCATACGTGTCATTTCTGTTTGGGTTGTTGGACTTCGCACTTCTTCAAATTTACCAGTTCTTTCATTTTTTTTGTACACAGCACCTCTTTTTTCTTTTTCTGCTCGTAGAGCCGTTTTAAACTTTTCTTTATTTTCCCTGTGGACTTTGGCTTTATCAGGACTGTACTTATGTATAGAACTAGTTTGAATTTCTTTTATATCGTCAGTAAGCTCTTTACCATCGGCAGCTTGAATTAAAGATAACTTACCTGCTTTTCTAGGTTCTAAATCAATTATGTTTCTTAATATGTTATATTCTTCACCATCCGCATATTCCCCTGCTTTAATTCTACTAACTGCTTCTTTACGTATGGCTCTGTCACCCATTCTTTGTATACCTCCAAGTATAGGTATTCTACCAACACCTGCATCTATAAAATCTCCTGCTTTACCTGTAAATCCTGTGCTATCGTCTAGTTTAAATGCTCCTGTTCCTGCGTAATCAACTCCATCAGTTCCCATAGGACTTTTTACTTTTAAATAATTTTTAAAATCTTGTACCTCAAAAGCTTCTGCACTTTTAGGTTGAACACCTGTTACTGCAGAAGTTTTGCCTTTTGACGCATCCTCTTCTGTACCTAACAGCAAGTCATCTGCAACCTTTTGTTGTTCCATTGTTTGTGGTGCTGTACCTCTGCTAGAGCTTGACTGTGCTGTATCGGTAGCTTGTCTATAATTAACTTGAGGTACACCCATAGCATCATCGCTCTCTTTTCTTGGTCTGTATCCTTCAGGTATAGCTGATATAGGTTTACCACCTTTAAATGGTATCTGCATTTGTTGACCTGCATCATTTACATATGTACGTAGCTCATCATACCCTGCAGAACCCAGAAGGTCATCAAATGTTTTAATAGGTGCAGGAGGGGGTAAAACAGGCTCTGGAAAGGGTTCGACTGGCATAGTCGTAGCTGTTTGGTTCATTGGAAACAATGTAGGTGCAGTTCCATAACTTGTTTGACCTGTTGTAGGAGTGTTTATATTTGGTGGTACATATATACCTTGCTGTGCTTTTACTACACCACCCTCTGCTAACTCTAGGTCATCCATATCAAATGGGATATCATCAGGTATGATGGCTTCTTCAGAATTACCCATCTGCCCCATAGCTTCCATTACCTTTAAACCTTGTTTTGCTTTCTGACGCATTTTCATCAATGTATCAAGACCATAGTAACGAGTTACATCAGCAGGAAAAACAAATTCACCCTCACTAAGCATCGCAGGTATATCATCTCTTACTTCTTCTTTTAGTGAACCGATAGGAACATCATTACCTGATACTGGGTCTTTACTACCCCCTTGGTCTAACAATCCCCCATCTTGTAATCCATATTCTTTTTTAATATCGCGTAGAAAAAATAGTGCTTCTTCCCTGCTTAATACACCGTCAGAGTGGTCAATAAGAGCTTGTATTTGGTCTTCTTCAGTTTTAATATCTATAATCTGGTCTTTAGCTCGTACAACATCCGTACCCCTTTGTGCTTTTATAACACCACCTTTTGCATTCATCTGAGCCTTTGCAGGCATTAATTCTCTTAGTATAGTAAGTATTTCATCTGATGTTAGTTTAGGAAACATTTTTTTATATCGTGCAACATCTTGATGTAACTCTACAACTTCTGCTTTAGGTACATCTGTACCCTTTGCAGCTTTCATAAAAGCAAATTCTGTTTGTTCAGCTAGTGCCATTGATTTCATCCCTTAAATATTTTAGCTTTCGTAAAGCCGACACCGCGCCTTGTGACCGATGTATGAGTATAGTGTTATCTGATTGTTCTAACGATTTTTGATGTTGACTAATTAGATAATCTATATAACTATTGAACGCTTCCCACTGGCGGTTGTTGTTCACCAGTGGCTTGAGCTTGCTGAGTATTTGCTTGTTGTCCGACATTACCTGTAAATCCTTGTTCATTCGGCACAGGAGCTTGTCCTACACCTATATTACCACCGCCTGTACCTGAAGTGTCCATAGCGTCTGCACCTGCCACAGGAGCTTCCTGTTCAGGCTGTTGCGCTTGAAACCCTTTCATTATCTCTGCTTGTAAGGCGGCTTCATCCATGTTGTTGGTTACTTTGTCGGGGTCTAAATCCATTGACTTTGCAATTTCTCTTATTATATACTGAAACTTAGCAAATGGAGCAAGAGCAGGATTGCTTGCTACAGATAAGAACTGCATAAGTCTTTGACTACGCACTTCGTTAGCCATGAGACTTTCTGTACCTCTAGCTCTTACTTCTAAGTCACCTTTTATGCTTGAGTCAAAATCAAACTGCATGTTGAATCTGAATAAACCTTCGCCTAAAGGTCTAAGTAAATAATCATCTACATTTTTTATAACTGTTTTTATGCTACCACTTGCAGCCCCCATAAGCATAGATATACCACTAGCGGTACGTCCTACACCCTGTACACCTGTTTGTCCATGTGCAAATGATGGGAAGCCTGTGCTTTCGTCTGCTAGTACTCTAGCTTTATCAAACAGCATCATATTCTCTGACGATACATTTGGAAACTTAGTACCAAAGATAGCCTGACCGGGCGCACCACCTTGTCTTCTGAATATTTTTCCGGGGTACAATGAAAGGTCTTGACCGGGAACTAAGTTTGTTTCATCTACCTCTACAATTAAATTACCCGATAATACTGCATTATCTACAGCCATACGCATAAAACCATTCATTAGAGTCTGTGTATCGTCCATATTCTCTGCAATACCTACACCAAAGAAGCTATATGGGTTTAGTTCGTATGGCGCAGCAACATAGGGTATCTTTGCAGGTTTGAACGGATTAAGCACCATTCTTATGAGTTTACCATTGCATATCCAAATGTTTGCTTGTAATTCGTCAAAGTCTTGTAGTTCCGCAGGTATCTCTACCCCTTGCTCCTCTATTAAAGACGTATCTACAGTACCCCAATATTCTAATACCTCAAATCTATCTACACCATGTTCAGGTGCATAGTCAGATAAATCATCTTCCCAATAATATTTGTTATAGTTTTCACCCATTTGTATAGCTTCATCAATAACTGTATCTCTAAAATAGGGACGCTTCTTCAAAGCTCTAAGTTGAGAGCGTGACATCTTATGTCTCTCTAGCACATACTGTGCTTCTTCCATATTGTTTGCATCTGGGTCTGGATAAAAGTTCCACACAGATACATAGTTTACTTGTGGCACTGTTTTAAATTTAGGGTCATATGTTCCTTCATCGTTCCAGTTTGGATACTCTTTGTCTACAGCAAAAGGTCCTTTCATTATGCCTGTGCCAAACAATGACATTTCAAATGATGCACTTCGTAAATGTTTATTTGCTCCTGACTCTTCCAACTGGTCATGTATTTTTTTCTGCATATTCTTTGCAGCAATCATAGCAGGACTAAACGTAATAGCAGATGGTGTTTTTCCTGCACCCTCTTTTAGTTTATCCTCTATTGGTTCTAGTTTACTCTGTAAAGGACCTAATCTTTCCATCAAAGATGTTTCAGTTGCTCCCGGTGGTAGGTCATTTCCATCACCTACAAATCCATATGGACTTTGCATCTCACGCACCTGTTCAGGTTCTAGTGGGTCAAAATTTACATCACCTACTACACCTTCTGGTAATTCTGTTGGTTCTACGGAAAGGGGAAATTTTTGGTTGGCAAATAGAACATCCACTATTTGTCCATACGCTGCGAGAGTTTTAGTCTTCGTTACTTTTATGAATACGCGAGACTTCTCTGCTTCAGTAAACTGCACATCAGGACCATATAGTCCTCTGTAGTTTCTATAGGCTTTTAACCATCGTTGTTCATCTTGATATCTATAATCTTCTGAACGCTTATAACGCTCCATTACAAATGGTATTATACTATTTATATTAACATCTTCGGATACAGAATCTTCTGTGTCACTTAACGCTATGGAATCTTCTTCCATCATTATATCTTCTTCAGCCATTTAGTCTCCTTAATATCCGAAAGTAGAATCTGCTATTGGCATATTGTTTCCCCTACTCATTGTTGGGTCATAATCAAATATACTAAATCGCGGTCTTGACATTATACCATATCTTAACGCAT